CCGCGGGATCTGGCTGCGCTGACTCGTCGTCTCCAGGACATCGCGAAGGAGATCGAGCAGATCGACCTCCGGGCGAAGGAGGAGGGCGAGGATGCCGCCGACGTCGCCGAAGACGAAGAGTGCTCGGCCGAAGCTTTCTGAGCTCGCGAAGCATTGCTCGGTTCCGAAGGGCATCGTCTCCTCGGAATGGCCGGCGATCCGCAAGACGTGCGTGGAGAAGCTCGGCATCACCTTCGACCCTTGGCAGGACGAGGCCGGACGGCTGATCCTGACCAAGCGTGCCGACGGGACGATGGCGACAGCGATCGACGGCGTCGGAATGTCTCTGCCTCGACAGGTCGGCAAGACGTACCTGATCGGCGCAATGATCTTCGCTCTGTGTGTCAACAAGCCGGGCCTGCTGGTGATCTGGTCGGCGCATCACGCACGGACGCACGGCGAGACGTTCCTGGCGATGCAGGGCTTCGCGAAGCGCGCGAAGGTCGCCCCGCACGTGCGGCAGGTGCTCACCGGCTCGGGCGATGAAGAGGTCAAGTTCCACAACGGCTCGAGGATTCTCTTCGGCGCTCGTGAGCGTGGCTTCGGTCGCGGCATCCCGGGCGTGGACATCCTGATCATGGACGAGGCGCAGATCCTCTCCGACAAGGCGATGAGCAACATGCTCGCCACCTTGAACACATCGCGGTTCGGCATGCATCTCTACATCGGGACGCCGCCGAAGCCTGAGGACATGTCTGAGGCGTTCACGCGGATGCGCAAGGAGGCGCTGGCCGGGACGCTGGTCGATGGTGCGTGGATCGAGTTCGGTGCCGAGAAGGACGCGGACTCCTCGGACCAGGCGCAGTGGCGCAAGGCGAATCCGTCCTTCCCGCACCGCACGCCGGTGCAATCGATGCTCCGACTCAAGCGCAAGCTCACCGAGGCCGACTGGCTGCGTGAGGGCATGGGCATCTGGGACGACGACGCCGAACTGATCGCCCGCGTGATCATGCCTGATGAGTGGGCGGCCACCGCGGTCCCGAAGGCGCCGGCCGATGGCATCCGGTCGCTGGGGGTGAAGTTCTCCGCGGACGGTTCCCGGGTGGCGGTCTCGGGTGCGTTGAAGCATGAGGGCGGCATCCATGTGGAACTGATCGGCGCGCACACCGGGTCGATGGCCGCCGGCACTGCGTCGCTGGTGTCGTGGGTGGCGGAGCGGTGGCGCAGGTACGCCGCGATCGTTGTCGACGGCAAGTCCAACGCGGGCGCGTTCGTGGAGGCGCTGATTGAAGCGGGTGTCTCCAGGCGCGCGATCGTGACGCCGACCTGGGGTGAGGTTGTCACCGCGAACGCGATGCTGCCCGAGGCCGTGATGAAGAAGACGATGACCCATCTGTCCGACCCGGAGAATCCCGAGGGCCAGAAGGTGCTCGACGACTCGGTGGCGGGATCGACGAAGAAGTTCCGCGGCACTGAGGGCGCGTGGTCGTGGGAGGCCATCGAGGAGCCAGGCACCGAGGTCCCGGTCGCCTCGGCGGCGTTGGCGCACTACGGGGCCAAGACGAGCAAACGCAAGCCGGGACGTAAGGCGACCGTTGGGGGGATGACGTGACCGTGATGCCCCTGAACCGCTCGATACTGCCGCTGCGTGCGTTCGCACCGCCGCAGGTGCAGGGCTTGAACTTCGCGACGCAGGCGATCCTCGACGAGCTCGTGATGCAGTGGGCGTGGAAGCTGCCGCGCAACATCGAGCGGATGATCTACCTCGACGCGAAGAATAAGCTCGACGACCTCGGCGTCTCGCTTCCGCCGACACTGGTGGACAAGCTCGACGTCGTGGTGGGCTGGCCCGAGAAGGCCGTCTACGAGGTCGCCAACCGGATCGTGTTCGAGCAGCTCCAGACCCCGGATGGCAGCGACGACCCGTTTGAGCTGAAGCGCACCCTGCGCGACAACCGGTTCGCGATCGAGTTCCCCGAGGCTGTCGCGTCCTCGCTGGCGCAGTCGTGTGCGTTCGTCTCCACTACTCCGGGAGACGTGAGCCGGGGTGAGCCGGCGGCGTTGATCATGTTCCACTCCGCGCTCTGGGCAACCGGCATCTGGGACCGTCGTCGCCGCGGGCTCAAGGCTGGTCTGCTGATCTCGGACACCGACAGCCAGGGTCTGCCGATCGAGTTGACGATCATGCTGCCGACCGAGCACGTGATCTGTACGAAGGGCGCGAACTGGTACGTCTCCGCTGTCGTGCCGCACGCTCTGGGTCGCGCGCCGATGGAAGTGCTGCCGTTTCGCCCGACCACGGACCGGCCCTTCGGACGTTCGCGGATCGACCGCACGGTGATCTCGCTGACCAACCGCGCCGTCCGCGCCGGTGCTCGACTCGAGGTCCACTCCGAGCTGTTCACCACCATGAAGCTGCTCCTGATGGGCGCCGACGAGGACACCTTCAAGGACGCCAACGGCAAGCCGGTGCCGTTCTGGTCGTTCTTCCTCGGCCGGCTCAACTACCTGTCCAAGGATGAGGATGGCGATACTCCGAAGCTGGAGCAGATCGCCGCCGAGTCCCCTGAGCCGCACATCGCGATCGCCCGCCAGCTCGGCTCGCAGTTCTCGGGCCACACCGGCGTCCCGCTTTCTGCGCTGGGGATCTCGACTGACAATCCCGAGTCCGAAGGCGCGAAGCGGGTCGGTGACTTGTCCATCGTCGGGGATGTGGAGAAGCAGCACTTGATCTACGGCGACGCCCTGATCCGATCCTTCGAGAACGCGATCATGATCCGCGACGGGCTCTCGCAGCCTCCGGACGGCATCTTGGACCTGTCGATCAAGTGGCGCCGTGCCGACCGTCCGACGCTGGCCTCCCTCGCTGATGCGGGCGCCAAGCAGGTCACGGCCATCCCGGACCTGTCGAACACCGAGGTCGGGATGGAGATGGTCGGTATGGACCCCGACCAGATCGCCCGGGCACAGGCCGAGCTCCGGCGAAAGCAGGGTTCAGCTCTGGTCGACCGTCTGATCGCAGCGAGGAGCGGTAGTGGCGCGGCTGAGCCGGACGCAACTGCTCAGCCTGCGTGACGGTGTCGGCGAGCTGACCAACGAAGCCGCCGCCGACTTGCAGGTGGTCTGGCGTTCGGTCGAGAAGGCCGTCGATGCCGGCGAGGCACTGAACGACATCCTCCCGGCGCTGGTTGACCAGTACGGCGTCGCGGCGGCGGCGATGGCGGCTCAGTGGTACGACAGCCTGCGAGACAAGGCCGAGGTTGCCGGGTCGTTCCGCTCTGATCCGATCGACATCAAGGACTCCGGCACCGGCGCCCTGATCGGCTGGGCACTGTCCGAGGCGACCGACTACCCGACCTTCCAGACCCTCATCCTGGGCGGGACGCAGCGCCGGATCGCGAACTTCGCCCGCAGCACCGTCACCACCGCCTCAGTCGCCGACCCCGGCGCGCATGGCTGGCAGCGGGTCGGGACTGGCGAGTGCGACTTCTGCGAAATGCTTCTCGGCCGCGGAGCTGTGTTCTCTGAAGCCACGGCCGACTTCGCCGCTCATGATCACTGTTTCCCGGCGGGGGTGCTGGTCACCGGACCGTCAGCGGAGATCGGATACCGACGGTGGTATGAGGGGGAACTCGTCGTCATCGGCATGGCCGACGGCCAAGAGCTTCCCGTCACCCCGAATCACCCGATACTCACGCCGCGCGGATGGGTTCTCGCTGGCGAACTGCGCGAAGGCGACGATCTCGTTGTACGCGCCGGGGCCGACCTTGCATCGCTTGATGTCCCACACGAACAGGATGTGCCAACCCCGATTGAGGATGTCTGGCGTGCGGCGAGCATGAATCGGCTTCGCTCCGTGCCAGTTACCGCCAAGGACTTCCACGGCGACACTGGACTCCGGCAGAGCAATGTCGACGTTGTAGCGACCGACCGCCTTCTCGCGAACGTGAGAGATGTCATCGGAGTGCAGCATCGCGCACAGAACATCGGTGCCCGGACTCGTGCGCCCGCCGTATTGGATGCGTTCGCGAGTAGCAGCGATCTTCTCCTGGACCTCATCGGAAACGATCTGCCCTCGGCGAGCGGCATGGGAGGCCGAGGCGAGTTGTTTGCGTTCCGCTGCCGTCATTCGACCCATACGCAGCACTCCGGCTTCCGAGGACGATCTAATCGGCAATCCCGCATTTCGGAGCCAACGCTCTACTACACCGCGAGCAACGTCGTACCTCTTGGACATGGCGAGCACGCTCTCTCCGCTGGCGTGGACAGTCTTGAGATCAGCAGGAGGGGCAATCCTGTTGTGCCCCGCCATGACGGCGTGAGCCGGCCGCGCTTCGACGCCCCGGCGCTGGAGCGCATGACGAATGCCGTCAGCGCTCTTGCGACCGAGCGCGGCCGCGACCTGATCGAACGACTGGCCGGAGGCGTAAAGCCGCTCCGCATAGTCGATCTCGTCCGGCGTGAATCTGCGGGGCATGTCTACAACCTCCAGACGGCCGAGGGTTGGTATTCGGCCAATGGGGTCATTGTATCAAACTGCAAGTGCCAGGCGGTCCCGGCCTTCGACGGCCAGCCGAAACCGGTGAAGCCCTACACGCCGAGCGTCCGCCATTCCGAGGCCGACCAGGCCCGCGCCCGCGAGTGGATCGCGAACAACCTCTGACCTTCCGCGCGAACCGCGCGGGGACCTGCTCGAAACGAGCAACCCATCTCGCCGAAACGGGAGAACACCCATGTCCGAAGCAGCACCCGAGAACACGCCCGCAACTCCTGCGACGCCTGCCGCCCCGGCGGCACCGCCGGCAGCCCCGGCCGCGAACAGCGACCCGGTGCAGCTCCCCGACGACCACCCGCTGGTCAAGGCGTACAACGCTCAGAAGGACACGATCAAGTCGCTCAAGTCAGCGCAGATCGACCCCGAGGAGCTCAAGCGCCTGCGCGAACTGGAGGAGGCGTCCAAGACCGAGGCCGAGAAGCAGGCCGAGGAACTGGAGCGTCTCCGCAAGGAGAACCAGGGCTACAAGACCGCCGAGCAGATCGCCGCCTGGGCCAAGGAAGTCTCCGAGGAGACCGAGGTCCCGGCCAGCCTCCTCCGCGGCTCGACCAAGGAGGAGCTGACGGCTCACGCCGAGCAGCTCAAGCCGCTCATCGGACAGGGGCAGACCCAGCAGCAGATCGTCCCGACCATCGGCAAGCAGCCGGCGGTCCAGCCGAACATCCCGATCGGCGAGCAGATCGCAGCGGCCGAAAAGGCCGGCGACAGGGACCTGGTGGCCTCACTCAAGGTCCTCCAGCTCGGTGCTGAACCAGAAACCAAGTGACGTTTCCTCGAACCTGAAAGGGGCCAATCATGCCCGGCATTACCGGAATGGCCACGACCTACAACACTCCGAACTACGTGGGCGAGCTGTTCGACGTCTCGCCCGAAGACACGCCGCTGCTCTCCGCGATCGGCGGCCTGACCGGCGGTCGCTCGACCGGCGGTGCCACCTTCTTCGAGTGGCAGTACTACGACCTGCGCGATGCCAGCGACTCGCGGCAGCGAGTCGAGGGCTACGCCGCGCAGGACGGTGACGAGCGCGTTCGTGCGACCGACCGCAACGTGGTGGAGATCCACCAGGAGTGGGTCGACATCTCCTACACCCGCCAGGCAGCGATGGGCCAGCGCAACACCGACGGCGAGACCTACGTGACCATCGGTGGCGTCCGCGTCCCGGCGGATGAGCTGGCCTTCCAGCTCTCTGCGCAGTTCAAGCAGATCGCGCGTGACGTGGAGAAGTCCTTCATCACGGGAACCTTCCAGAACCCGACGGACAACACCACACCGCGCAAGACCCGCGGTCTCCTGCAGGCCATCGCCACCAATGTCGAGACGGCCGAGAACACCGCCGCCTGGACCAAGGGCATCGTTCTCGACCTGATGCAGGACGTGTGGACCAACGGCGGCATCCAGGAGGGCGAGACCCGGACCCTGATCGTCGGGGCGGACGGCAAGCGCAAGCTGACCGACCTGTTCATCACCGGCACCTCCTATCAGGAGACGTCCCGGAACGTGGGCGGCGTGAACCTGCAGACCTTCGAGACCGACTTCGGGCGCTGTAACATCATGCTCGACCGGTACATGCCGAGTGACACGCTCGTGGTGGCCTCGCTCGAGGACCTGGCTCCCCGGTTCCTCGACATTCCCGGCAAGGGTCACTTCTTCGCCGAGTCCCAGCCTGTGGCCGGCGCTTCGAGCAAGGTCCAGATCTACGGCGAGATCGGCCTGGAGTACGGCAACCAGCGCAAGCACGGCAAGCTCGTCACCGACGACTCCAGCTCCTCGTCCAGCTCCAGCTCCTCCTCGAGCTGACCCCGGAACGACCGAGTTGAACGAGGGGGTGCGTCATGGCTGCATTTGCTGAGGTCTCCGACCTCGAAGCCCGCTGGCGCACCCTCTCAGCCACGGAGCGATCCCGTGCCACGGTGCTGCTCGATGACGCCTCGGCGATCATCCGCACCGAAGCCAAGGGCATCGATGCCCGGATCGACTCCGGCGACCTCGACGCGGGTGTCCCGAAGGCCATCGTCTGCGCGATGGTCAAAGCCGCCATGTCCAACGACCTCGAAGGCGTCACCCAGCAGTCGGAGACAAAGGGCCCCTTCACCGAGTCGTTCACCTTCGCCAACCCCTCCGGCGACCTGTACCTGACCAAGGCACAGAAGCGACTGCTCGGCATCAGCCAGCAGCGGGCCGGCAGCATCTACATGCTCGTCACCGCCGACGACTTCGACTCCTCCTCGTCGAGCAGTTCCTCGAGCTCGTCATGACCACAGACCTCGTCTACATCATCGGGGGCGAGACCTCCGATGACCGCGCAGACCTGCGCCACTCCCTGCGCACCGTCGAGGCCAACCTGCACATCGACTACCGCGATGTCTGGATCGTCGGCGATGTCCCGGCATGGTTCCGTGGTCGAGCGCTGCCGCTAGCTCCGCAACCGGAGAAGTTCGCCAACCAACGGGCATCCCTGACCGCCTACGCCAATCACCCTGACGCGGCCGAGCGCATGGTGATCATGAATGACGACATGTTCCTCACCGAACCGGTCGCCGAGCTCGCCATCTGCCGCTGCAAGAACCCGCTATCAGCATGGACATCCGCAGAGCGGGAAACGCGGAAGCTCAACACGTGGCATCGGGCCGTGATCTCAACCGCCGAGTGGGTCGCAGACGGACGTGATGATCCGTACATCTACGAGTGCCACACGCCGTTGCCTTTCTGGACCGACGAACTGCGAGAGAGGCTGGCCGAGTACCCGGCCGATCGCCCGTTCGCGGTCGGCGAGATGTACTCCCTGGCTGGTGCCGGCGACGTCGGCGAGCACCGCGGCAACGCGAAGTGCGCTCGCACCGACTCGCTGGCCGACAAGCTCGCCAACCCGATGCCGTACCTGTCCTGCTCGCCAGACACCTGGACGGGTGTGGTCGGCGACTACATCCGCCCCCGATTCACCACCCCGAGCCGTTGGGAGAAGCCGATGCTGAACGCCGAGATGATCAAGGACCAGAAGCAGTCCCCCGGGCTCATCGAGAACCCCTGCCGGGACGTGCTGATCGACCTCGCGTCGAAGGTGCCCGCCGATGAGGCGATCGTCGAGCTCGGTTCCTACAAGGGCCGATCCACCGCCCACCTGGCGCTCGGCTCCTCACTGGGCAACGGCGCCCCCGTGCACGCCTTCGACCCGTGGGAGGACGGCGTGCTGCCCGAGGACTACCCGGGCACCGCGACGACCCCGGAGTACGTCGACCAGGCCACCCGCGAAGCCTTCGAGGCCCACATGGCCGAGACGGGCGCCAGGGAGTACGTCACCGCCCACCAGTCCACCGCGGTCGAGGGCGCCGCGTCGTACGACGGCCCCAAGGTCGGCCTCCTCTTCCACGACGCTCTTCACCGCGACGAGGACGTATTCGCCGACCTGAAGAGCTGGCTGCCGCACATGGCCAAGGACGCCGTCGTGGTCCTTCATGACACCGACGACGCCCGGTATGGCGTCGAAGCCGGCGCGGAGAAGGCGTTCACCCGCATCAAGACCCTGCGCGAGAAGTGGAACTGGGAAGGCCGCGAGAACCACCCGTGGGCCAAGAACCAGGGCCGCGCACCCGAGGACCGGCGCCGCGGATTCCTCGTCGTCCGCACGCGGTGACTCGTGGCCTTCGACTACATCACCGTTCAACTGGTCACGGTCACCACGACCACTGACAAGTACGGCGATTCGACGGAGACCGAGACTTCGCAGGACGTGGAGCAGTGCCTCTTCGCGCCGCGCACCTCGACCGAGCGCGACGATCCCCGCCAGCCCGCGGTCATCACCGGCGGCACGCTCTACATGCCCTACGGCGCCCCGGTGCCGGGACCGAACGACTACCTCGTGACTCCCGACGGTCGCAAGTGGGCGGTCGACGGCGAAGCGGGCGTGTGGGGCACTGCCGGGATCGAGGTCGCGCTGAAGCGATGGGAGCAGCCGTCATGATCGAGGTGCACATCAACCACGCGGGAGCAGCGGAGATTCTCAAGTCCGCCGCGG